AACAGCTAAAGAGATGGCCGAAACTGCTCTTAATACTTTAATTAAAAAAAGAAATGATAGAAGACGTTTAGGGACAATGTCTCAAGAGGCAAACGCTAGAACTGCTGTTAGAGAGTTTCTATCTAGAAGATTAAAAGATGGCACACTCAAGATACCAGATGCAGGCGATAGAGATGCAATAGAAAGATTTACACAAGGTGCAGACCCAATCGATATATTTAGAAAAGCATACGGTGAGGATGCAATAGGTGTTGTTGCAAGAATACAAGAAGAGTTTCCTGATGCATTTAGAGGGGATACTTTTACAGAGATAGGTGATGAGTTTGAAAGACTCTATAAATTAGAGGCAGAAAATCTCTCAAGTGAATTACCAAAACCAAAAGCAAAATATGGTTTTGATGAAGGTTTAATGACAGACGAAGAATTAATAAGAATTTTACGTAAAGATTTAGAGGAAAAACAAATGCTAGAAGATTTTGACGTAACAGATAGAGAACCAAACGAAGCCGGTGGAATAGCAGGCATATTAAAATTATAATGAAAATATCAGAATACAATGAGATGATGGCGTATCTTTTGCGGCCAAGACAGAAGTTTGCAAATGGTGGAATAGCAGAAGAACTAAAAGAGTTTGTAGAAAAATTTAAACTAAAAAATTTAAGAATCCCAACACAAAATGAAATTATAAAAGGCACAGGTCGTGCTTCTAAGACAATAAAATCTTACTTAACAGAGGGACAAGATTTTGCAAAACCTTTAACAAAAAAAGAAGCTGCAAAATTAGGGGGTAAAAAAAGACCAGCCTCTGCTGTTTTAGAAGTGAGTGATGATCTTGTAGATCAATTTAAAAATTTAAAATTTACACACATATCTCCATCAATAGATACCACAGCTGCTGGGAGTAAAAAATTTACAGTCACTTTTTCAGGTCCAATTAAAAATGATTTTAAAAATATTTTTGTAGATGCAACGGAAGAAAATTTAAGAAAAATTGCTAATCAACTTGAGGATATTACAACAAGTAATCTTTATAAAAATAAGGCTAGACAATTTAAAAAACCAGAACAACTTAGAAAATTAAGAAGATTAAAAGATGCAATGTATAGAAAAAAAGATCCTCATGGAGTCTATGAACAATTAAGAAAATATAAGTCGAAAGTATTTCCAGGAAGTGCCTCCATGGATATACAAATACAACATGGTCAACCAAAATTTAGCACACAAACTTTAAGTAGAATGGGTTTTATTCCAAAAGAAGTAAATATATCTCCAGAGGTAGAAAAAATTGAAAGAATAAGAAATGAAAAATTAGCTACAATTACAAAAAAATTAAAAAATCCTAATATTTCAATAGGAGATAAAGAAAAACTTATAGATGAATTTAATGACACGATGAAAGGATTGAGAGGACAATTAAAAGGAACGAGAGGACAAGGTTTAGTTAATTTTGAATTGTTAAATATAGATCAAGATGGAACAGTAACAAAATTAAAAGATACAGGGTTTGATCCTAAAAGAGGATTAGTTGCATCAGATGAGGATCTTTCCAAAATAACAAGAGAAAGAGCGGATGAATTAGTTAAATTAGGAAAACAAAAAATAGATGCAGAAGCTGTTAGATTAAATTTAATTCCTGCTAGTGAGTTAGATGTTCCAGAAAAAACTAAAACAAGAGAAATGTTTAAAGATGCCAATACTAGATTAGGCGCAAACCCATTTCTTGATCCTAAAAACATTTTAACAGGACTAGGTGATGTCGCCAGAGTCTTGAGCACACCAACAGTTGCTGCGACTTTTGCTGGTACATCAATAAAAGAAAATTTAGACAAAGGTGAAAGTTTACCTGAAGCACTCGCAGATGTAGAAGTTGGAACAAGTTTATTGTACCCAGAACTCGCAAAAAGAACCATAGGTCAACTTGCACCTAGAGGTGCAGGTATTTTATCTACGATTGGTAGAGTAGCGGCTAATCCATTTTTTGGAGCAGCTAGAGCTTTTACACCTATTGGTGCAGGTTTAACTGCAGTGGGTTTAGCAAAAGATGCGTATGAAAGATACCAAGAATTAGAGGCGATGAGCCCAGAGCAAAGAGAAGATCTTGCAAGAGAAAGAGATGAGTTTTCTTTTGGAGAGTTTGGAGGTGCTTAATGATAGGTAAAAAATCAGGCCCACCACCAAGATCTGGTCCAGATGCACAGGGGTTGAATATTAACTACAATACTGTTAAGACAGTAAAACTGGAGAAAACAAATGGCAGAAATAGACAAGTCTTTACCAAACGTAAAGCAAACGATAAGTATTCCAAGTCCTGAAGAAGCACAGGTAGAAATACAAGAAAAAGAATTAGAGGAAGCTAAAGATAGGCCGATAGATATACAACCAAATGAAGATGGTAGTGTTGATGTAAACTTTGACCCTAATGTTGGTAGTCAAGAACAAGGTGAAGATCATTTTGCTAACTTAGCAGAGTTGCTACCAGAAGAAGTTTTAGCCCCAATGGGACATGAGTTGTATGAAAATTATGTCAACTATAAATCATCTAGAAAAGATTGGGAGCATGCATATACAAATGGTTTAGATCTTTTAGGATTTAAGTATGAAGAAAAATCAGAACCATTTAAAGGTGCATCAGGTGCAACACACCCAGTTTTAGCAGAGGCTGTTACACAGTTTCAAGCGCTAGCTTACAAAGAATTACTACCATCACAAGGACCAGTTAGAACACAGATTCTTGGTCTATCAACTCCAGACAAAGAACAACAAGCACTTCGTGTCAAAGAATTTATGAATTATCAGATTATGTCTGAGATGAAAGAATATGAATCTGAGTTTGATCAAATGTTATTTTATTTACCATTAACAGGTTCAACATTTAAAAAAGTTTACTACGATGAAATTATGCAAAGAACAGTTTCTAAATTTGTTCCTGCAGATGATTTGATTGTTCCGTACTCTGCAACATCATTGGATGATGCAGAAACTATTATTCACGTCATTAAGATGACAGAAAATGATTTACGTAAACAACAAGTGGGTGGTTTTTACAGAGATATAGAATTAACTCCAGGCTTAGATAATGAAACAGAATCACAGAAAAAAGAGCGTGAGTTAGATGGCGTTTCTAAAACTAGAGATCAAAGAATGTTTACTTTATTAGAGTGTCATGTTGATTTAGATATCGAAGGATTTGAAGACATGAACACACAAGGTGAGCCTACAGGAATTAAACTTCCATACATAGTTACGATTGATGAAGGGTCAAAAGAAGTTTTATCAATTAGAAGAAACTATGAAGTTGGAGACTCTACAAGAAGTAAAGTTAGATATTTTGTACAATTTAAATTTTTACCTGGCACAGGATTTTATGGTTTTGGTTTAATTCACATGATTGGTGGATTATCTAGATCTGCAACAGCTGCGTTAAGATCGTTGCTTGATGCAGGAACCTTTTCTAATCAACCGTCAGGATTTAAAATGCGTGGCATAAAATTAAGAGACGAAGCAGCTCCAATCCAACCAGGAGAGTTTAGAGACGTTGACGCTCCAGGTGGAAACTTACGAGACGCATTTATGCCTTTACCTTTCAAAGAACCATCAGGCACATTATTACAATTAATGGGTATAGTGGTTCAAGCAGGACAAAGATTTGCATCTATAGCTGACCTACAAGTTGGCGAAGGCAATCAACAAGCTGCAGTT